AGGCGCTGACCGCTGTTCTCCTCGTTCTCGATGGGAGGCGGGCGCGGCAGATCGACGTCGATGAACTCGCCGCGCGCCATCGCGCGCCGGATCTCGGATCCGGTCATCGTGTAGCGATGCGCGTAGCGCGAACAGTTCTCGAGGTCGCGCGCGGTGTACGGGACGATGAAGTCCTCGGCCTTGACGTACCGGGAGCGCGGCAGGCCGTTTCGTGGGTCGGTCCAGCCCTTGCGGAACACCGAACCTGCGATCGGCAGGTAGAACAGCATCTGATCGGTGTCCGCGTAGTAGCCCGGATCCTCGGTCGTCAGGTAGAAGTTCATGAAGCTCTCGGCCCTGCGCACCCGAGCTTCGGACTCCTCGGTCGCCTCACCGGCGTGCTCGCCCTTGACCGGGCCGGTGGCCGGGAAGAACTCCTGAATGGCGTTCGCCTGGAACTGGACGCAGGCCTCGGCGAGCACGGGATGCTGCACGGCCGCGGCGCCCGGGAACGGCAGGTTCGATGCGTCGATCTTCTCGATGCCCAGGAGCCGCAAAGCCGTCTCGGTCATATCCTCCCAATGCTTGCGGCTCTCGAGGTCGGTGCGCGCGTACTCGCACAGGCGCTGCGCGAGCCCATAGCGCTGCGACGCGCTCATGTACTGGGCGAGGTTCGCGCCGAATCCGGCGTCCTCGAAGTCCAGCTCGAGCGCGGCGAGGAAGCTGTCGCCGGGACCAGAGAGGTTGACGAGCTCCGTGCCGTCCGGATGCGACACGAACTCCACGTCCCCGTCCACGTAGCGGACCGGGTGCTGTGGAGTCAGCTCGACAAGTTCAACTGGTGGCACTACACGCGAACTCCTCCCCTGCTCTCATGGGGTGGTGACAGTGATTGCGGCTGCTCCCGTGGGGAGGGGCCGCGTGTCGCGCGCGATATTACCTGCAGGCCGCGACGGGAGACAATTTCGGACGGCCCCGGCTGCATGGCTACCGTGCCGCCCTTGCGGGCAGGTTCGCCTTGCGCGGCCCCCACAGACCCGTCCATCGCGACTCACCGTTGCGCCGGATCGAGCGGCGCGAGCTCGCGCAGAAAGCGCTCGATGCGCCGGGCGAGCGTATCGCTCATGCGAATGAAGCGGGCGCCCTCCGGCTCGTCGACGTCAGCGCCCTCACGCGGCAGAGCGGCAAGCCTGTCGGCGAGCTCGAGCGCGCCGCTCACGGTGATCGGTCGGATCTCCTCCATCTCGTGGTCTCGCTCCCCAGGGGGCCGAAGTGCTCCGGAAGCATGCGCTCGAACTCGGGGCAGAGCTGCGGCACGAATTGGGCATCGTGCACAAGACCGGCGGGTTGCTCAGCCATAGAAGCTCTTGCGCTGGAGCTTCGGACTGAACAGGTCGAGATCTTCCTTGTTGTCGTCCTCGTCCTCGAGCTGCAGGTCCATGTACATGCGCATGTACTGCAGCGCAATCGCGACCGAGCTCACCTCGTCGTCGAAATCGACGTCGGGGAACTTCGCGCACGTCTCGATCAGATCCTTTGCCCACTTGCGGTTCACATACCAGATGGCGCCCTTCTCGAGCGGCAGGGACGCCATGTGCGCGCGGTAAACGAGATCGCCCTGCACCTTAACCGCGCGGACCGGCAGGCCCTTGCGGCGCATCTCCTGAATGAGCGAGTGCCCCGAGGCCTTCTTCTCCACGAGGATGCGATCGGGCTCCCACGTCTTGGCCGACTCGATCGCCTCGTCGAGCATCTCACCGAAGCTCGGGCGCCACTTGCGCCGCTCGAGGAGGATGGCCGATATCCGCGGCTGGCTCTTGCTGACCACGCGCGCCGTCTCTCCCTGCCCTGGCTTTCGCGCCAGCTCCTCGTGGTGGAACATCCCCCACGTCGTACGCACCGTATAGCTGTCCTGCTCGTCATTCTCGAACGCGGTGTCGTAGGCCTGCAGCACGAAGAAGATATCAGGCAGCGGGCGTTCGCTCTTGCGGTACTCGGGATGCCAGTCGGGCCACTCCCACAGGCGCCACCAACTGCGCTTGAGGATGCGGCCGCCGGCGCCTTGCGGCTGCTGCTGATACTGCGCGGCCCAGGTGCGCGCGGACACGGCTTCCTTCTCGCGCGCGACCGCCTCCGGCCCCATGCGCTCCGGGCAAAGAAGCGAGTTCGGCTTCTCTCGAGGATCCCGGAAGATCGGCTCGCCCTCGGGACCGTCGCCGCGGTTGATGTACGTGACGCACTTCCGTGAGCCGTCGTACTCCATCGGCAGGCACAGATGCACCCACCGCTTCTCCTCGAGCGCGAGCACGTGCCCGAATACGTCTCCGTCGTGCGTGCGCTGGCCGACGTACACCCGCCGCGCCTTGTTCGGATCGTTCACGCGCGAACGGAAGGCGTTGTCATGCCATTCGATCGTGCCCTTTCGCTTCGCCTCCGACTCGACTTCCTGCGCGTTGTGCGGATCGTCCAGGATCAGGATGTCGCCGCCGAGGCCCGTGGTCTTGGAGCCGACCGAGATGGACGTCCGGTAGCCGCCCATCGTGTTCGAGAAGCGGTCGACGCGGTTCTCGTCGGCGAGGAGCACGACATGCGGATACCGGTCCATGTACCACTTCGACTCGACCAAGCGCCGCATCTTCGCCGCATCGAGTCTCGCGAGGTCCGCAGCATAGGAAGCGCAGAGGAATTGGATCTCCGGCTCGTCGCACCACACCCAAGCCGGGAACGCCACGCTCACGATGCTCGATTTCGTCATGCGCGGCGGGATGTTGATCATCAGGTTCTTGATGTCCCCGAGCGCGACGTAGGCGAGGTGATCGCAGATCGCGTCGATGTGCCACGACGGGATGAAGGGCTTGGGGTCAATCAGCGGCCAGGCCCTGCGGACGAACTTCCGCAAGCTGCGGCGGCAGGTCTCTGCGCTGACTGCTGTGTAGTAGCGGATCGCCCGCTCGGCGGGCGGGAGCTCGGCAAACCGTTGCAGCACCGTGCCGGATTCACGCACGCTCCTTGCCTCATGCTCGAAGCGCGCGTCCTCGTAAGCCGATGCGGCTCCAGTGGGAACGGCACCGGCAGGTACTCAACACGGCCACGATCGCAGGCCCCGGAGGAGAGCGGCAGATCGTCGACCACCATCGCACGAGTGGCGCACCCGTGCGACGCGGCGGCGTTATATCACGCGCGCCGCGGAATCGCCTATTGAGCGGCTGGAAGGGCGGCATATCGGGAACACCGACGCCGCACCGTCTCATGACCGCGCTACCGGCGCCGGCGCCCGCTGACAGCGGCGTCGACCGCATCGTCGATGCGCTTGTCTCGATACTTGAGCGGATCCGGCGACATCAGTTGCGCGGCCGAACGCACCGATTCCTTGATGTCCTCCGTGATTGTCGTATTGCGGTAGTAGCGCGGCCTGTTGCTCGTGCGGCTCATCCCGCTCGCGCCGGTCTGCTTCTCGTCGCGTCTCTGGCGGCTCATTTCTGGCTCCTGCTGCTGGTGGTGGGTTCTGATAAAGGCATAGATACGGCATACCTATGCCCGCCTAGTCTTCACGCGTGATGACTCTGACGGTGATCTCTACCTCCTTATCGGGCTCGAACTCCTGCAGCATGCGCGGATCGCAGAACGCGAAACTGAGCTCGCCGACCGGCCATGCCCTGCCCCACAGCGCATAGTTCGCGTACTGGTGGCTGTCCGCCACGTCCTCGGCACGAAGCGGCACGATCGCGACCGAAGCTGTCCGCGGCTCTCCACGGCGTTGGGCATGAAGCTGAATGCTCTTGACGCGCGCCAGGATCTTCACTGCGCTGGCCCTTCTGCCTTGTGCGGCTCGCCGATCTGATCGTGCCACGTCACCGTGCCGCCGAGTCGGCGCGCGTCCTCCTCCACCACGCGGCGATCCCACCGGAGCTGATTCTCGTACCACCGCGCATGCAGATCGCGCAGCCACGAGAACACGCGCACGAGCGCTCGAGCGGCCGCAATCACGCGCTCCGTACTCACGTCTGCTACTTCCCCCCCTACTCGATAACGCGCAGGTCCGTGATAGCGACCGGCACCGGATTGACGGTGATGGCGATCGACTCCTCGCGAGTGACGTCGGCCGTGGTGTCGGCCCATACGACGTTCGACGGATCGGAACGGCGGCCGGCGGAATTGACCGACTCGACCGAGAAGTACCAGCGGCCGGGCTCCAGACTGTCGACCGTGTACTCACGTGCGGTCGGATCGTTGAGTTCGCGCACCTCGGTGAGCGTCTCCTGATCGCGGCCGTAGAGGATCCGGTAGCCGGCGAGATCGGTCAGCGGCGAGCCGTCCGTGTTCTCCGTCGGCGGCGTCCATGTGAGATGGACGTGCGTCCTGCCGCGCCATACGCACGTGAGCCGGTATGTCTGGCTCGTGACGATCACCGGGAGCGTCTCGGTGCCGCTCGCCGCCTTCGTGCCACTCCAGCCACCCGAGGCCGTACATTCGCTCGCACCCGGCGCGTCCCATGTGAGCACAGGTGTCACGCGGCCGTCGCCGCTCGTGAGGGCCGCAGTGAACGTAAGCTGCTGAGCCGTCGCGCTCGCACATGCCGCGAGCGAAAACATCGCAAACATCACCGTCAGGAACAGGGTTCGCATGGACTGCTCTCCGTGTGAGCGTAGGGGGGGTGCCAGCCGCGAGCCGCCAGTACTCGCAGCGTCATTTCCACCGCGCGCTTCGAAGCGACGTCATCCTGATCGAAGCGCAAAACATACCAGCCGAGAAGCGCGGCCGCGTTGTACTTCTGCATGTCGCGCCGAATGCCGGCCGGGCTCGCATGCCCGCCGAGCACCACGTAGCGCGTACCGAGCTTGCGCACCGTAGCCGGATCCGTGATGCGCACCATGACGAGGCCCTCTATCTCGACGGCCACGAGGTACTGCGGCCACGCGAAATCGAATCGCCACTGGCGCGGCGTCAGCTTGCCCGTCGTGGGCGACCGGCGCGTGAGCTCCTGCGCGAACCGGAACTGCCGCTCCGGGTCCGGCAGCCGGAACATCCTGCAGTGCAGCGCGAAGAGCTCCTCGGGATCCTCGGTGCGACGCTGCCGCCGTCGAGCGCGCATCTCGAGCGCCTCGGCGACCGTCTCCGGGGTCGCGGGCGCTTCCTGCGCGGCGCGCGACGCGGGACCGAAGCTTGGAAGGCGCTTCCAGCGCATCAGTCGGCTTCCCGCGCGCGATGACGGCTCTGGATCGTCGTGCCGTCGATCACCGGCCCACGCAGTGCGTACGCACGCACCTGTCGCCGCGCGGCCGCCTCGAAGTCACCGAGATCCTCGGCCTTCTCCTCGGCCTTCGCCGCCATGCCGTTGACGTTCGAGCTCGAGTCGTCCTGCCAGTCGTCCTGCGCATCCGCGGCCGACAGCGGCAGCTCCTGCTGCTGCCCCTTCGGATTCGCCAGGCGCGTCTCACCGAGCGTCAGGCGCACTTCCCGGTTCTGGTGCTCCTGCAGCAACAGGTTCGACTCCCCGAGACCGGGCCGCACGTGCAGGTGAAAGTGCATCTCGGTCATGCCGCCGACATGCGGCTTGAGCCGAATGCGGGTGATGCGCGCGGCCGGAATGTCGCCGTCCTCGCCCTCGAGCAGCTCGAACTCGATCTTGCGGTTGCCCGCATAGATCGCGCAGTACTCCGCCTCGAACGCTCCGTCGATCGCGAAGTAACCCTGCACGCGCGACCACCACGCGCACGGCTCCCACACACCCCCGCGGAGCTCGAACCACGAGCGATGCGTGTACTGCCCGAGAATCTCATCGAGCTCGCCGGGCGTGAGCATCAGGCCCTCGCACGGAATCGAGAACTCCGGCTCCTCCTGCGCGCCGATCTTGCGCAGATTGTTCGCGATCTTCAGGAATTTACAGCTCTTCCTAGCGAATTCGGGCAGCTTCATTGACATCGTGGTCTCCAGTCTTCGAATACCCCCGCGCGTACCCCCGTCTCGCGGCGTGCGGATTCCGGCGCTCGCCGGACTGCGCCAGCGGTTCGTCCCTGGAGCTCCAGCACGCGCTTGCAGCGCCGCTCACGGTCCGGCCTGTAGGGTAGTAGCGGCCCCATCGGGATCGCCGCTCCTGAGGCGCGTGTGTTCGTCTGAGCGCGATGCTCGGGCCAAGGGCTCGCCGTAGAGCGCCTCGAATGCCTGCGCGTAGGTCACCGGCTTGCCTGACTGGCCGCGGCCGAGCACGACGGTCTCAAGGCCGTGCGCGAGGATAGCTGCGCGCATGCGCTCGCGGCGCGTGTCGCGGTCGGTGACGCCGTCCGTGATGCGCGCGCCGTGCTGGCGCAGTCGACGGGCCAGCCAGAGCTCGCGGTCGAGCAGTTCGGCGACCGGCGATGCCATCAGGCGGCCCTCCGCTGCGTGGCGATGTCTGCCTCGGCGCGTGCCATGCAGTCCTCCCATGCGGCCCGCTGCAGGTCCACCGGCACAACCCCGCCGCTCTCCGCGGCCATCTCGCGCATGTCCTGCGCCCAGGCGCGCGTGTACGCGATGAGGGTTCGGACCGCGCGCACGAATTCGGGCGATGCGTCGGCGTTTCGGTTCTCGCGCCTCGTGGTCGCACGCATCGCGAGATAGCTTGCGGGTTGACCGTACTTGTGCGGATTCGCCCGGAGCTCGCGCAGGAGGTGCGCGACGAGGTGACGATTGGCGGCGACGTCCCACTGGTCTCCCTGCCAGTCGGCAGGTCTGGGCAGTGCGGGCACGCGCGGCCCCTCGTCCACGTCAGGGGCATCGCCCACCGTGCGACAGAGCCGGACGAATTGCGGCAGAGACGGCGGAGCGGCGGCGCCGGAGTACATCAGCCGGCGCATCCCACGCTCGAGCTCGTGGTCCTTGAGGCGACCGATCATCGCCACCCACTCGGGAGGCGGCGTCGGCCCGAACCGGCGCTCGACGGCGTCAGCGCCGAACGAGCCGCAGAGGCGCTGCCAGATCGCCTGAGCCTTCTGCTTCGGGGTCGGGGTCGACGTCGATTGTGACGCCGATTGTCGTTCGTCCATCTTCGCCAGTCTCCGGGGAATTCGGGGAATTCAGCCGCATCAGCCGCTCGTACGCCGACTCGGGTTTCCTCGGCGGAGCGCGTGCGAACCGAATACCCGCATCGATGTGGGCAGCGTCGCGCAGGAACAGCGTGATCTCGTCGTACACGGTCCCGCGATCGTTCGCGCCCATGTGGTGTGGCGAGTTGCGGTAGCCCGAAATGCACTCGCAGAGCTCTTGCTCGGTGTAGCCGAGCTCGAGCGCTCGGCGGATGACCTTCCGGCGCTTCTGGTCGAGCTTGGCGCGTGGATGGTGATGCACCTGCTGCCAGTGCGCGAAGATGCGCGAGACCGATTCGGATTCGGTTCCACCGGTCGAGCGCTTGAGTTCGACAGGGTCCGAAGGACCCATATTCCCTTCCTTTCCCTTCCCTTCCTTTCCCTTCCTTTCCCCACGTGCATGCACGTGCCGCGTGCCCGACGCGTCGCCCACGCGTGCCTCACGCGTGCCTGACGCGTCATTAAGTGTTTGATTTCTGTAGTCTATTACTTCATCGGCCTCGTCGATTCCGGGAAGAGTCGATGCAGCCTCGCGCGGATTGATGACCTGGTGCTTCGTGAATGTAGGAATCCATCCATACCACGCGTGCCCGACGCGATACCGCACGACAAACCCACGCGTGAGCCACGCGTCAAGCACGCGTGAAAAATCGACATCGTCGTACGGCAGGATGTCGGACTTGAGCGTCCGCGGCCGCCAAAGAAAGCGGCCCTCGCGGTCACAGACGGTGAACAGCATCACCCAGGCGAAGCGCAGCGGCAGGCCGGTTTCCATCTCGGCATCGAACATCAGCTCGTGCTTCGCGAGCTCGGGCTTGATCGTGCGGATGCGTGGCATCAATTCACCCCCGCACGATCATGGTGGCCGCGCAGCTCACCCGCTGCACGCTGGCGCGTTTGGAATTCGACACTCTCGCCCCCCCACGAACAGATGGCGGCTCTTCGCGGCCGGCTTGGTCTTTCAGCTCACGATGTCGGCGGCAGGCTCAATCGTCGCCCCAGACGTCAGGTCTCAGTGATGCTCGAGGCACTGGCTCAGGGCCGAGCTCGCGCGTTGCCGCCTCGATCTGCTTCGCCAGGGCCGGCGACGCTCGACGCCGGCCCGTGGCTACCTGCCAGAGGTATACGGGATTGCGCCCCAGCTTGGCCGCCAGCAGGCGACGCCGACCCATGTCGGAAATGTACTGAAACAGGTCCATGCAGCCGATGCTAGCCGCGTGCTAGTTAATGTCAATACGGAACTTCTCGCGCACGTCACCGAAAATAGCATTTCGCTATTGACATGCGGCTAGCAGGTAGCTAGCCTCCCCTCCAGTCACACAGGAGGCCCCATGTCGTACGCTGACTGCCGATCCCTCGTCGACCGACTCACCGATGAGCTCCAGCATGTCGGCGGCGCTAACGCTGGCATCGCGCCAGCAGTGCGCCGCCTCGTTGACCGACTGCATGATGCATGTTGGTCCTCGCCTCAGGCGCGGGACCGCGGAATGAGCAGCCTCGTCGATGCCGCGCGCGGCAGCGATAGCTGCCGCGGCCGCCTGGGCGGACTGAATGAGGCGGAATTCGCGCGCCGTGTTGCGCGACTCGCGGTGCGATCCTGCATTCCGACCGCATTGCGAGCGCTGGCGCTATGCCGCGCCCGTCCGGATCGACCGCCCTTGATTCGCGCCGCCGACCTATGCGAGCGCAAGCCGACGCGCGCCCATGTACGGGAGGCCCGCGCCGCCGTCCACTACGCCGCCTCCGCCGACGACTACGCAGCCGCTGCCGTCGCCTACGCGGACGCCGCCTACGCGTTTTCCGCAGCGGGCTACGGTCCGTGGTATGACGGGCGCTATCCCATCGCATGCGGCGATTCCGCCTACGCCGCAGCTGCCGCAGCGGATGCGAGCGCTCACGCCGCAGCCGGCTCCGCCAATCTCGATCCCGCCTACGCCAATGTCGCAAACGCTTCCGCGGTGGCCGCCGACGACGCGCTCACGGCGTTCGTCGATGGAGTTGTCCAAATTCTGAACGCCCTGAAAGACCCTAACACGGGGTACGTAATCGAATGGGATTACGAGCGGTAGAGACTCGAGCGGTAGAGACTGGAGAACGCTATATGGAACTGGACGTGAATGATGTCTCTCCGGCGATACACCGGCTCGTAGACTGGATGAGCGCTGCACGGTGGTCCTCGCCGCAGGCCAGGGAGCGCGGACTGCGCCGCCTAGTCGTTGCCGCGCGGGGTAGCCGGGCCGTAGTGGATGAGCGCGAGTTCTCCCGTCGTATCGCGCGCCTCGCGATTCAAACATGCGTGCCGACGGCACTGCGGGCGGCCGCTCAGCGCCGCTCAGGTGTGCAGCGGGAGCGGCTGCTACATGCGGCCGAGCTCTGTGAGCGTGAGCCGACGCGCCGCCATGCGTTGCAGGCGCGCCGCCTACACCGTCGCCTGTGCGCCCACGACGCGGCCACCTACGCCGCCTACGCCGCGGCCAACGCTTCCGCCTACGCGTCGAGGGCCGCCGCATACGGCATCGATGCCGACGCACCTGCCTATGCCGCCCGGGCCGCCTACTACGCCGCTGCTTCCGCCGCTCATGCGGCCTATGCAGCCGCCACCCACGCCTGCAACGGTGCGCCCAACGACGCAACAGCACGCGCCGCCTATGACGACGCGCTCACGGAGTTCGCGGAGCGGGTGGTGCAGGTGTTGGTCGCTATGGGCTCGCCCGGCACGGCGGACCTCACAAATTGTGACGCACCTCACATGATTGGGGTTGACGTCACGGCGTAACGCTCTATACTGGCCCGTGATCGATCGGATCACGCCACACAACGGGAGCGCACCATGACGACGATGACCGCTGAATCAATCGCGCCGACGGTCTACCG